GACAAAAGAGCAGACAAAGCAGTACAACGAAGAAGTAAAGCGCGTTCAGAAATTGGCAGAAACGCCACCGCAGGATGCGCTAAACAGTATTTGGGATCACTTAGGCACGTTTGTTGATGAATACGACAGGCTGTCTAAAGCGTTTATTGAGGAAGAAGCCAACGCAAAAAAAGTGTACCGAGGCACAGAATCAATAGCGCGAAGGGCATTAAGGCGCATACAAATTAGAACGCAGTTAGATGCTGCGCTGGTGGAGGTAAGGGAATTAATGGTTTATAACACCCCGCCAGAATTATCGGATGTTTGGACGCGCTTCGAAAAGATGTGGCAGCAAATTGTAGAGGAGCAAAGCGAAGCGTTAGCAGAGGAGCTGCGTAAAACACAGGTTGTGCTATGGCAACGCAAAAAGGCAATAAACAAGGCAAAAGCGATGGCGGCATGGGTTGGGGCAGTAATGTTCGTAATCGCGTGGATGTGGGGTCTAATAATTCTAATAAGAATGAGTCAGACGTATCGCTCGTTGTCGTTTTATGTATCGCAATAATGGCCTTGACGTTTGTTTTGGTGTTGCCCCTGTTAGGGCTAATGTACATGGACATGAATAACGCCACGGGTGCTGCGGTTCAGGAAATTAAAAAAATGCGCGAGCTTCGAGCGCAAATGTTAATGATGATGCGAGGGGAATGATATGTTGCCGATTGTTGCTGGCATTGTGTCGAATCTGATTAACAACGGAATGCACAAAGTTGCAGATCAGGTTATTGAAAAAGGTATCGACGCTGTACAAGACAAGTTGGGCATGGAATTGAAGCCAGAGGGTGAAGCCACGCCAGAGTACAACGCCAAGCTGCAAGAGGAAGCCAACCGCCACGCCGAGTTTATGGCCGAGCTGGATGAGAAGTCCACTCAGCGGGCGACTGATATGCAAATGGCCGCGATGAATTCACCTGACCCGCTAGTTCGCCGCCATGTGTATCTTTATGGCTGGTTTATCACCATCGTGTCGTTCTTGTATTTTTTTATGGTTTCCTTCATGCCGGTGGAAAACAAGAACCGCGACTTTATCAATATTATTTTGGGTTTTTTGATCGGCACGGCTATCAACAGCCTGATTCGATTCTGGTACGGTTCATCAAACAAAAGCCAAGAAGATACCGACAGAAAAATGAAAGACGTTAAATGACACCATCCAGCCCTTTGCTGGTTGCTGCCAAGATAAAAGACCCAGAAAAATGGCTGCAACCGATCATCGAAACGTGCGTTGAGTTTGAGATCAATACGCCGCAGCGGGTCGCGGCATTTCTGGCGCAGACTTCGCACGAATCGGGCGGCTACACCATGCTGACCGAGAATCTGAACTATAAGGCGGCGACGCTTGCGGCCTGCTGGCCTTCGCGCTTTGCCGAACTGGGGCCAGACAAGAAGCCGAAGCGGGGCGACAAGGGTGCGTTGATCCCGACCAAGCTGGCGCTATCGATTGCCGGTAAGCCGGAGCAGATTGCAAATCTGGTGTACAGCGGTCGGATGGGCAACGGGCCAGCACAGTCAGGCGAGGGCTGGAAATACCGAGGCAGGGGTGCCAAACAATTAACTGGCAAGGAAAACTATAAACGCTGCGGCGATGCGCTGGGCGTTGATTTGGTCGGCAATCCTGATTTGCTGCTAGAGCCTATGTTCGCAGCGCGGTCGGCTGGCTGGTTCTGGAAAACGAATAACCTGTCACCCTTCGCCGATGCACAGGACATCAAGGGCATGACGAAAAAAATTAATGGCGGCTATATAGGGCTGGAAGCGCGTCAAACGCTTTACAACCGAATCATAGCCGCCATCGGTACTACTTGAGCAAGCGGTAGAACCACTTGTTTGCACGGCGCTGGCAGGCTATCTGGTAGCCATGCTGCCGCAATTCGCTGATGATGCTGTTGACTGCGCACACACCAGCGCGTTGGATAATATCCAGCGTCGTGTACTCGCCACCCCGTTTGAGCAGTTTGTACACGCGCTGAAGCCGGTCTGACTTCTCAAAGGTCGCGGCGTTCATTAGTTAAAGTCCGGGATGTCATCATCAAAATCAACTGGCTGGCGCTGCGGCACCGTCAGGCCACCTTCTTTGGGCTTTGGATCGTTGATGTAGGCCCAGCCATCCCAGCCACCTTCTTTTAGCGGAATAACGTCGATCTTGAGCATTTCGCCGTTGCGGGTGGCAATAACCGAGCCGATCCGCTGGTAGCGGTTTTTCTGCTGGCCCTGCGCGTTGGTGTAGGTGCCGACGATGCAGCTAATTTCTTTAAGAACTTTAGACATTTTATTCCCCTATGATTTTGCGTAGCGCTTCGACTTTGGCATCGACTTCTGCCAAAAACTTTTTTACTTCAATTTCGGTGGCTTTGATCCATTGATCGTCGCGCATGACCCGGTGAACGAACAACTGCGCTTTGGCAGGCATCCGTGGGTCGAACACAACGTAGTCGCACCATATCCTGCCAGCGCAGGCCATTTGCCATTGCATTTGGGCGAAATACTTGGATTCCACCGGATCAGCGGCCAGCCAGCATTCCAGCGCGGTCTTGGAACTTGGGCATTTAATCTCGACCATGCCATCGTTGCCCACCAAGCCATCAGGAGAGGCACCAGACATTTCGATGGTCGGGTGCTGTAAGAAACCCACCTCATCCACCAAAACGCTTCTAGCGGCTTCGTATGCAGCCCTAGCGAACGGTTCCTGATCGATACCCCATTGCATTTCGAAGTTGGTGTATCCGTCCGCTTTGGTGCCGGTCACACGTTCCAGCACAAGCTGGGTCATGTAATTTGCACGGTCAGCGCCGTATCCGGTTTTGGTCTTGGCTAAGACTTTGTGTACGTTGCTGGCGGTCGCTTTGCCCAGCCGGATAGCGAACCAATCTTCGCTGCGTTGTTCGATGTTATCCATTTGCTTTTTCCTTTTTAGCGCGTTCAACACGGGATTTCTTTGCTGCGATTACTTGCGCCAATAAATGCTGGTTATTGCCGCAAGCCTCGACTGCTGCTTTAAAAACTGTCGCCAGTTCGTCGCTGCTGGCGGTTGCCTCGATAGCTGATAAGTGGTCGGTAATGTCCACCACCGCTACTGAATGAGTGCTGGAATCGGCATCATTATCGGCTTCGGTTGGGATGCTGAACGCTTGAAAGCAGGCGTATTTATAAGCCGCCGACATAGCCTTGTTGGTGGCTTTGTCGCCGCTATCCATCGCTTCGCCAAAAGTCTTGACAATATGCTTGGAGCCGTCTTCAGCGGCCACAAAGTCAAATTCAACTTCAACTGTGACATAAAACAAAGCGCCACCTTTTTGGCTGACACGTTCAGTTACTTCGCGGCTGAGAACCCGCGGCAAGATGCACAAACCATGCTTTGCCAATAGCGGGGCGATGGTGTTGTAAACATCGTCGATGCCGCGAAAGTTATAGCCGGAACCCTGCTGGTTGCGCCGGTCTTTAGTAATGCCGACGGTGGCTAAATCGGCTTGTACTGCGTTGATCGCTTTGTAAACATTCATTATGGTTTCCTCGAATTCTTGTTGTCGTTGGACTGTTTCGTAATATTCCTGATCCATGCTGTCACCCGAAAAGCTGCGGTTTGCCGCTGGGCAATGCTGGTTCAGTCGATTCGCCGGACGTATAAACAACGTACACGCTGGCGGTAAATATGGTTGCTGCGAGGATGAGGGTTAAATTCATAAGTGCCTTTCATAGACCCAGAGGGCATTAAAAAATAGCCATTGCGACCCAGAGCAATGGATACAAAACGGCGGCGATACAAATTGCCGCCAAAGCTAGAACGAGGTCGGAAGGTTCGCGGTTCATGCTGTGCGCACCGTGAAGCCTTCTGCTTCAAGCTGGTCGGCTACGATTGGAGCCGCGCTTTTGCGCACTTGGATGGAGATCGCACCGTCGAAACGCGCTTTGGCTGCGGTCGTTTCGGCCACAAAGGTGATCGTGGTGTCGTGGAATTCGGAAGGGAGGATAACGAAGTCAATAAACATTTGAAGCTCCTAAAAAGACCCGTGAGGGCATAGACAGATAGTAAGCTGGCTTTACGCAGTAGTCAAGCGGTCAATCATCGAATAAGCCACTACAAGCGATTCGGCCTCGGCCTGATTGTCGCAGCGGTCAATGGTTATGCCGCGATGTGGATTTTCTGACCATTCGACCACGCACCAGCATGGCCGCATATCTTCGTCGTCGTAGTATTCAACTGTGTACATAAGTTGCTCCTGAAAACCGGGGTTTCCCCCGGTAGTTAAATTACCAGCCAGAGTAATGGTCGGAGGAAAGGCGGCGGTTTGCAGCGTCCTCAGCATCCATTGCCAGATCAGCTTCCAGTTGAGCAATACGCTGATCTTCTTCTGCGCGTTGATCTGGAGTAAGGCACGACAGGAAAAAATCGTAAGCGCGGTTTTCATCGCACAAGTTAAAGGCTTTCAGTATTTGGCCAAATTCGTTAACGACTGCAATCCGATAATCGTTGGTGTATGTGATTTGCATGGTCAACTCCTAGTAAAAGACCGCGATGTAGCGGCATGGACAGATAGTAAGCCACCTTTACAAGCCTGTCAAGCTACCTTTGCAAAATAATTTAATCTAGCTTACAATCCGCGCATGGACACTAAAACCGCGATTTCCCTAGCTGGCAGCGCTACAGAGCTTGCCAAATTGCTAGGTGTTACAAGACAGGCAATTAGCCAATGGGGTGAGAATTTGCCGCAGCAGCGCATTTGGCAGCTACAGGTATTGCGACCCAAGTGGTTTAAGAGCTAAAATTTACGAAACCCGGCTAGGTAGAGATTGGCCTCTCTGCCGAAAAGCGAACTCCCCGCCTGCCGTTGGTTTCACTTTGGGAGCGATGCGGAGTGGCAATGCACTATTACCAATTCAACATTGGCGATTACCGCCGAGATACTTTCCATTTAACGCTGCTTGAGCATGGCGCTTACCGGCAGCTAATGGACAGCTATTACTTAAATGAAAAGCCTTTGCCTGCCGATCTTGCAATCGTAATGCGAACGCATAACGCTCGCACAAAAGAGGAAAAAGCTGCCGTTTTAGCGGTACTGGAAAACTTTTTTGTTTTGACCGACGAGGGATGGTTTCACAAGCGGTGCGACCAAAACATCGCCGCATTCCTTGAAAAGTCCGATAAAGCGCGGCTTTCCGCTGAATCACGCTGGAGCAAACGCAATGCGAACGCATACGAGTCGCATAGCGAAGGCAATGCTACCCATAAACCATTAACCAATAACCATAAACCAATAACCAAAGTAGAGAGGCAGCGCGGATCGCGCTTGCCTGCTGACTGGCAACCCAGCGATGAGGACATAGCCTATTGCCAAAAGGAAAGACCTGATTTGCAATGGCAGCGGGTCGCCGAGAATTTCCGCGATTACTGGCTGGCGCAGGCCGGAACTAAAGCGACCAAGCTAAATTGGGCGCTAGTCTGGAAAACTTGGGTGCGAAACGAAAAGGGCGCAAGGACGTTTGAAAGCGCCAAAGACCGCAGCCGCCGCGAAACCATCGAAGCCTTGACCGGGAGAAAAAGCAATGACCACTCAATTATCGACATTTGAACCGCTGCCGACCGCTTGGATCGAAAAGCTATTTGACCGCATGGCTGCGCTTTACGGCAGCAAGTTTGCCGATATGTGGCGCGGCGCTGATCCTGTCGAGGTCAAGAAACTGTGGGCTGATGAGCTGGGCAAGCTAACTCGCGAGGAAGTTACCAAAGGCGCACAAGCGTTGATGACTTTGGAATGGCCGCCGAGCCTGCCGCAGTTCATTAACCTATGCCGCCCAAAGCTAGACGCTCAAAAAGCCTTCACAGAGGCCATAAACGGGCTTCTGGCGCGAGATCGGGGCGAGGTTGGGGTATGGAGCCATCCAGCTATTTTTTGGGCTGCTGTGCGCGTTGGTTCGTTTGATATGAAAAACTCAACTTACCCGCAAATCAAGGGCCGGTGGGAAGGCGCGTTAGGCGATGAGTTAGAAAAATCGCAATGGCAGGAAATACCTAAACCTGTGGTTGCGTTGCCGCCGGTTAAAGTTTCGAAAGAAGTTGCAGAAAAATATGTTGCAAAGCTGCAAGCGCTTAATGTAGAGTCAAGCCAGATTGACCACAAACGCTGGGCGAAGCGAATTATGGAACGGCACCAGAGGGGCGACAAAACGCTTTTGCCGGTGCAAGTGTCGATGGCTAGGTCAGCGCTGAACGCACCGACTTGAGAGGAGCTATGAGAAAAAACCCAATTCCACCGCATCCACTTTTGGATGATCTGTCAAACCGTTTAGGCTGCGCCAATGACCGCGAACTGGCGCATGAAATTGGTTGCGCACCGTCGATGATTTCAAAGTTTCGGCATAGAACCTGCAACGTATCAGCGGCCTTGATTATTGAAATG